TTGCCTATCCACATTTGACACCGAACCAGAACCGCTAGGGGTTGCTGAAACAAAGTGCGGGTTTTGTGTTAAGAACTCTTGGACTAATTCATCAGTCGTTAAGAGTTCCCCCGTTTGATTGTATCTTGGCAATCCGGATTTATCAAGTATTTCTACATTTCCGCTTTCATTTAGTTTAATATCGCTTTTCAAAAGCTCTACAACTTGATCTGGATTTATTGCTTTGTTTTTTGAGGCTGATGATAATAAAGATTTATTTATCTTTATGTCTCTTAATTGATTTTGGAGTTCTTGTTTTTCTTTTGTAAATTCTTGAGTTTTATTTTTAAGAATCTCCTCAAACTCACCTCGTTGAATTCGTTGCTTTTCCTCAGCTTCTTTTTGACTCTTGACTGCATTAACTGCAACATCCAAATCATCGACACCAAGCTTTTTATACATGGAGCCTCTTTCTTTTGCTAATCGTCTCTCAACGATATTATTAACTTCATCTTGAGTGAAGGTGTGAGCATTTGATTTTTCTTGCTCAATTGGTTTTTCTTCTTCTTCTTTGGTTTCAGTAGTTTGTTCTACTTGATTTTCTTCTGCCATTTCTCTCTCCTATATATCCCAGTCTGGGTTGGTTGGAATCCATGTGTGTCGACATCTGTACCCACCTCGAACTATAAAAGGATCGCCAGTGGATTTGCCTTGCCAACCTTGAGTCTTCCAAATATCCCGAATCTCATCTTCGGTTAATGTCCTGTTTAACATATTGACACAAAAAGGTCTACTATCTCTTACAAGTGTGCCAGTATAACGATAATGATTCAGACCAGATGCTTTTGCTTTAGCAACTGTGAATTGACCATGAAACTGCATAACTGAATCGTGAGCAATCTGCCCGGCATACCTTCTTAGATTATTTCCCGCCCTATCACTTGCATATTGAGTGTGTAATTTTCTGATTGCATCTTCCACCTGGCTTCGCATTGATGCCTTGTATTTATTCTCGTTAATAAAATCGACTAATTCATTTATCTCCCGAGTGTTTGCTTTTTTATAAACACCATTTATGTGTGATTTTATGTTCTCAACCATATCTTCAAAAGGTCTACCGGCAATCGTGCTTTGATATATTTCATCGTTTATAACTTTAAGGAATCTCTCAGCTATATCTTCAAATCCACTAAAAGCTTGATATTTAAGAGCATTTATTGTTTGCAGATCAACATCAGTTAAATTTTTGAATCTTGCCGGGATCGGCATCTCACCAAAGGTGTCCAAGACCTCTTTTGCTATCTTGTTATATTCTTCATTGATTATAATATCAGCTTCATTCAAAAAAGTTGTTTCAATAAGGTTTCTGATTCTGGGTTGCAATTGAATCGCAAGACGAGCCGACACAATATCTTGATCTAAAGCTTTAGTTACTTCCCTCACAACATCGTCTTCAAGCTTATATAAAACATTGATCATCCTCTCTTCATGCTGATCAGCAAGTTTTTCTAAAATTTTAGACATTAAAGAGGGAAGTCCTTTTTCCATGCCTTTATTGACCAGAAGGCGGGGGATAAAGATTTCTGACCTTTTACATTTTTAAGAACACCACCCATTCTTGCTAAAAAGGATCGCTGACGAACTGGGTTATTTTTTTTAATACTCATTCCCCTAAATCCAAACGTCACCTTTTTAACTTTCCCGGTTGATTTGTTTTTAACATAAACACCAAACTTTTTACGTTTGTTTTCCTCTGCGGATAATCTAAATGGTTTATTTAGTTTAACTTGTCGACCTCTATAAACTGCCATTATTTATCATCAAGCCTTTCATTAGTTATCATGCCACATGCCGGGCATTTATAAACATCCTTAAGTTCTGTCTTTCGCAATGCAACCTTGCATTTGATGCACAATTTAATTTTTTCGTTTTCCATATCATTTTCATTTCTTTTTTCTCTTCGAGGCTCTTCTGATAATATCTTTATCAAAAGTCCCAGACCTTCCACGAGATATTAATTTGTTAACTCTTGCCATCGCCCAAGCATTCATCGGTATGCGAGGTCTTGAACCCGCACCTAAAAAAGCTCCTTGTCCTCTGCGGAAAGATGCCTTGAGGTCTGCAAGATTAAATAATTTTGATTTTTTAGCTTTTGCTCTTAATGTTTTTAAAACTGAAGCTGATAGCGGTTTTCTTCTGACTGCCATTAGACTCGATTCCTTCTTCTTAATAAGGCTCTGGGGATTCTTGCACCAGATTTATACAAAGAGCTGATTTGTTTCAGCAAATTGGCTCTGGCACTTCTTTGTGATCCTTTTAAACCAGAAAGGTACTTTTTTGGAATACCAGTTTGTTTATCCTTTGGTACTTTCCTACGTTTCTTCTTCCTCGCCAACTGTCTGACCCTCCACCTCTGTTGTTTGAAATTGACCTCTAACTGTTCTATTTGAGTCTATTTCATCATTAATTGTGTTTATCATATCGCTATCATCAATGACCGCTTGAGCTATTTGCTTGTCTAATTCCTTGTTAAATGTTTCAGATTTAATTCCACTTGCTTTAGCCATTTGTAAATATTGCAGATCGTTTGCCCAGTCTCTTATATCAAACGTGTCTGGATAATTAACTGATCCATCAAATTCTGCATTTTGCCACCTTGCAAACAAAGACCATATTTGCTCTTCGGCATTTTCTAAATAGTCCGCCTTTTCCGAGAGCCTTGCATTTAAGAGTTGGAACTCTGTTTGCAAAGCTATGCCACTTGCAATTTGTGTCCCTGTGGCTCTCACTGATCCCATATGAGTTATTCTGTCAATTGCATCAACTTTGTTTTGGATGCACTTCATAATACCATCAAGGTTCTGTCCGCTTGGTTGGATTATATAAGGCTTGAGGTTTGCTTCCAGATCTTCTGGAATCTCAATGATTGCTCCCGCACCAGCACTTGCTTCTACGTTTGGCGTTTTAACCAAACTAGGATGGTTAGCCAATCTTATCAATTGTTCTTTTTCTGAATAATCATTGTAAATTGATTGCTGAAGGAATGCTACGTCTGCTAAGTCACTGATTCCAATCGGTCTTTTTGCACCTCTTAAATTAAAAACATTAACTGCTGGGATAACACCTATCGGGTTAGGTATTTCCTCCAGAAGCCTTGCTTCCCCTTCTGCATACTCTTTTTCATACTCTTCGACTTCATATGTAGATATTGTTTCCTCAGTAAACACCTTAACAATTGCTCTTTCAGCATTTATATCCTCAACGACCATAAGCTTATCCAAATAAAATCTTCCGCTTGGTGATCTTGCATAGTTCCAATTAACAACATTCTCTGGTGTATAAATTGCAACGTATGGTCTTATGTCTTGCTCAAGCTCCTCTGCTCGTGTGTTTGCTATTGATTGAGGCTTGTCCACGATAACCCAGCAATTTCCATATATACTGGCATTCATCTGAACCTCTCTCATTACTGTGTTAAATGATCTACCATCTAAATCAGCATCAACCAAAAAGGACTGTAATTGTTGATCTCCGTCAAGTGATCCATAATCTCTTGTTGGCGGGACTCTCCAAAGAAAGCTTGTATATATTTGTACAACGTTTTTACAATGATTGTCTAAAGGGGTGTGTCTGATCCTTGCATCATATTCCTCTGGGGACTCCAAAACATATCTGTGCAAATAATATCCATTTTTGTAATCGTTACCGCCTAAATAACTACGAATATAAAACTCCCAGTTAGATATATTTGCATGCCAAAGATCATGTTTTGTTGTTAGTTGTTCTCGGTTCATTAACTCCACCTCTTAGGTTGGCTAGGCACAAAGTTTCTTTTAAGTGGAAAGTTATATTCAACTAAATATCCCAATGCATCATTCATATGATCATATCCACTGTCTTTGTCTGGCTGAGTTGTGCCTTCCTTGTATATTTGTCTCTCGATGCTTTTGATCGCATTTTTACAGGATTTTACAATAAACAATTTATTTTGACCATTAACATTTTTTAGTTTGGCGTTTACTGCGTTAATCCTATCCCTAACAAGAGGTGCTGAACTTTTACATTTTACATCAAAACCATAATTTTTCAATATTGCTAAATCAGTCATTCCCCCAGCAGACGTTTTTCTTTGCCTTGCACTTGGGTCTGGATAAATCACAATTTGCATATTTGCATATCTGGTTTTGATCTCTTCACACATTTCATTCGTATTACTACTATATATTTGTATCTCATCTATTACAATAATTCTATCTTTTTCTATTACACAAACTACCGCACTCATAGGATCAACGTTGAAATCTAAACCTATGTGTATAGATAAAGTTTTGTTACGATATGTTTCAATGATATTTTTATCTCTGCTGAAGTTGTAATATATCATTCCAGAATAGTTAACAAAGGTTGCCTCATACTCTTGTTGGAAGGTTCTTAAGTCTAAATCTTGTTTCGCTTGTTCAATTTCATCATCTGTGACCTGACCGCCTTCCAAAGTTGTATATTTGAAAGATGACCAGTCTTTGTTTGATTCACCTAATTTAAAAAGTTCATATGACCAGTTTCCAAAGCCACGAGGACTCCCGCAGAATAAAGCATGTCCTTTTGTATCTGATAAAGTTGGGCGGAGAACTTCATACCATGCCTCTTTGCTGACGTCTGCAAATTCATCAATCACTAGGAAATTTATGCCAACACCTCTGAGGCTCGATTCGTTATCTGATCCCCTTAAAGTTATATGACTGTTATTTTTTAGAGTTATCGTTAAATCAGAATGATTTATTTTTTTAACCCATTTATGTTTGATTAATCTTTCTTTGAGTTCATTCCAAACAATCTGTTTTGCCTGTCTATAACTTGGTGCAACGTACCAGACTTTTTGTTTTGGTTGACTCGCAAACTTTGCCAGTTCATTTATAGCTAAAAAGGTCTTTCCAAAACGTCTCCCGGTGATAAGAACCCGGAATCTAGCATCATTGTTTATAACATGCTTTTGAGGTTTTGTTAAAGGCATCAGCCAGTACACTCCCCGCCATCCGCTTGGCAGAAGTAACCTTGTTGGTTAAAAACCCAGTCTTGCTGATTATTAATATAATTACTGAAGTCTACAAGACCTCTGTCTCTATTAAACTTCTTTTTATATTTAGACTCAATATCAATCCACCACTTTGCTTTTTCTGGATGTTCTCTGAACATCATCGCAAGTATATGTTCTGATTTTAAAAAGCAACAATCACAATTACCTTTTAGTGACTTTCCTTTAACAACCGGTAGTTTTAAATCAAAAGGTTGTTTTTTCCAAAAATTATTAATTTGATCTAAAGACACACCAGCGTCAACAAGCGGATAAAAACCAAAGTACCAACCATTTATTAAACCCTCTTTGGTTCTGTGTTTTTCATCTGAACGTATGCCTAAAGCATTGTGCCAATACTTCCAACCAAAGCTTTTTAAATATTTTGATGCTGTTTGGAGTTTTAAAACACCGGTGCAGAACCTTTGCAGAGCATTTGGCAATCTACCATATCTCTCGATAAGCTTTTCGAAAGGCTCTCCATTCCTACTTGCTGAATTATGATTCACAATCTTAAAACTGTTTTTTGTTTCAACAATATCATATTCAAGCCAGACAATCGGAACGTTCCACCTTTCACTGCATTCTTGAACGAAATCTAAAGTTTGATCCATTTCTCTGCCTGTATTAGTAAACACAACTTTCACATTCTCTGGCAGTCCATTATTTTTTTCTAAAATTTGGTAAAGCATAAAGGCTGAGGTTCTTCCCCCGCTGAAGCTTATTTGCACCTGGTCATGTTTTAATTTAAAAGATGATTTTTTCATCAATCAATTGACCAAGTGAGTGGTTCATCTAATTCTGTCTGTTCTATTCTGTCTTGTTGTCCGAGCATGTTCTTTCCCAGAAAGATTTGCATGGTTACATTACCCTTTTCCGCTGATTTCCATTGTAGTTGTCTGAGTCTTATTTTCTGCTCTGCTCTACCTTTTGTCAGAAATTCGGAATAACTCTTTCTGATAAGGCTTTCATCGCATCCAAAAAAGTCTGCTATTTCTGTGTTGGTACAACCTAAAGCTGACAATTTTTGTATTTGACTCGGCTCTATTTGATACTTTTTTGGTCTCGCCATTTCCTCTTTACCCTTGAGTTAGGTATTTTATAAGTATCAGATAAAACAATATAAATCTAATTAATTTTTTTTGCTTTGCTCCCAGTGTAGTTTTCCCAACGTTTCACAATCACATCTACGTACTTTGGATCGAGTTCAATTGTGTAACATATTCTGTTTAATTTTTCTGATGCTATAAGGGTTGATCCACTTCCCCCGAAAGGATCATAAATAATATCTTCACTCTTTGAGCTATTTTTCAGAGCTTTTGCTATCAAATCAATTGGTTTCATTGTTGGATGTAATTCTGATGTTGTTGGTCTGTCTATTTCCCAGACCGACGTGTTTGTTCGATCTCCATAAAATTTATGTTTTGCTCCATTTAACCAACCATAAAATATAGGTTCATGGATATAATGATAATCTGATCTGCCTAGAACCAAACTGTGCTTTTTCCATATTATGTTACAAGAATGATGCAGATTTGCTTTTTTAAAAGCTGAAAGAAAACTAAGTGAGTTCCTTTCCCCAAAACAAATATAATATGGAGAACCTTCTTTTATGTGTTTCTGACTCGATAATATAAAACTTTCAATAAACTCCTCAAATTCATCTTCAGTCATTTTATCATTCATAATTGATCTTTGTTTCCAACTTGGGTGCTTTGTTGCACCATAATCAACATTATAAGGTGGATCGGTAAAAACCATGTCTGCCTTTGATTCTTTGAAAAGCACAGATAAAACCTCTTCGTCGGTTGAGTCTCCGCATATAAGTTTATGGTTTCCAAGCTGATATATATCCCCAAGTTTAGATATTGCTATCTCTGGAACAACTGGAATATCATCATCTTCTGTCAAACCATCAGACTCATTGTTCAAAAATTTTTCAATTTCGAAATCTTCAAATCCCAAAACATCTAAATTATAATCTTGCTCTAAAAGTTCATTTATTTCTGATCCTAATAAATCCATATCCCAGTTTGAGTCCTCGTTTAATCTGTTGTCAGCAATTCGATAAGCTTTTGCTTTTGCTTCGGAAAGGTCAGCAATCACAACCGGGACTTTTTTTAAGCCGAGTTTTTTAGCACCCTGTAACCTGGTGTGACCAACAATCAAGACCATATCTTTGTCGACTACAATTGGTTGTTGAAAACCATATTCTCTTATTGAACTCGCAACCTTATCTACCGCTTGATCTTTTCTTGGATTGTTATGG